GTCAAGGCGATCGGAGTGATTGACTCAGACTTAACTGAGGATAAACTCAAGGATGCACAGCCAACTCGTATGGAGTTCTGGGCTACACCTAATGCCTTGAAAGTAAACAATCCTGCAACAGGATTGAAGTCGTTTCTAACCAATGGGTTAGACATGGGTCATGTGGAAGACCTGCCTTACAGTGAATTGCTAGAGATGGCAATTGGTAAAACCTTCAAGGGCTTAATCAAGCACGAGATGGTGGGGCAGAATAAAGATATTCTACAACCAACAGTAAAGAGAATACTCTAACATGAATAAGCAGACAGTACCTTCACAACAACCTAACGGTGATTGCAAGATAGCTTTCGTATTTGATTTTCCAACTACGGATGAGCAACGTCTTGGTGAAATCATGATTGGTAGTACGGGAAAAATGTTTCACAAGATGTGTGAGATATTAGAACTAAATGTGGAGAACTGTTTGCTTACGCATGCTCTCGCTCAGAAGCCAGCACAGGAGAACCCCGCCCATTTCTTTATGAACAAGAAGAACTATTCTAAGTTTAGTAAAGAGAATAAGTGGCGCTCGAAGTATCCTGTGAATGGCTTCGGCTTTCTAAAGCCCGAGTATGAGAGCGAGTTAGAGCGGTTGCAAAACGAGCTTAACGCGTGCAAACCTAATGTCATTATTGCCATGGGTAGCCTTGCGTTATGGGCGCTGACAGGACTAGACAAGATAGGTACTTACAGGGGAACCATTCTCAAATCGGACCTCACAGGTGGGACCAAAGTTATGCCTACGTTTAGTCCTAGTGCCGTCATTAGAAACTTTGACTTCAGACCTATTGTCTTAGCAGATATCAAGAAGGCAGTCGAAGAATCAAACACACCAGAAATTAAAATAAAAGAAAGAGAGTTATGGATTGAACCAGAAATCAAAGACCTCGAGGACTTCGAACAAAAGTATATTAGAGAGAATAACGAAGATCAGCCACTCAGTTTCGACATTGAAACAGGCGGCGGTTTTATTACTTGTATTGGTTTCGCTCCAAGCGATACTGTCGCTCTCGTTATACCATTCAAGGACAAACGAAACGTACTCCAAAACTATTGGACTGATGTTACCCATGAGCAACAAGCATGGGCTTGGATAAAACGCATCCTTGAAAATGAAAAGATTACGAAGGTCGCACAGAACCAAACGTATGATGTGTCGTGGCTACAATATAAACACAATATAAAAGTAGCGGGAACTATTCATGATACAATGCATGCCCAACATGCATTACAGCCCGAACAACAGAAAGGCTTAGGCTTTTTAGGTTCGATATATACAAACGAGGGTGCTTGGAAAACGATGGCTAAGTTTTCAAAGAGTACTAAGAGAGATGAATAGATGTAATAATGGCGAAACGTGCTCCATACTTTGCGGAGTTACATATACCAAATGATTTAGTAACTATCGAAAGTGAAGTACGATTGTGGAGATCAGTAATTGACCAAGCGATATCAGACTTTATGTCGACCAATAAGGCACGCGAAAGTCTATCAAATAAAGAGCGCGCCAAGATATGGTTGCGCGGAAAGACAGAAGATTTTAGTCTTGTTTGCGAGTATGCATTCTTAAATCCGCAGTATGTTCGCAACGAGGTATTTAATATTATAGGTGGAATAGATGAGTTATACAAGTAATAGAGCAACAACCACATACTCAACTCAAGTGGGTGGCGATCATTACAAGAAGTTCAAGATACAACCATCGGAGTTCGTTAACCAGAACAAATTTCTTTTTGCAGAAGGTAATGCAATCAAGTATATCTGTAGACACCAAGACAAGGGTGGCAAGCAAGACTTACTAAAAGCAAAACATTATATCGACATGATAATTGAGAGAGACTATGAGTAATACAGGAGACAAAAGCAATGGCAAAAATAATAAAGAACGTAGATATACAAAATATCGAACTCGATTCTGAGCAGATCCTCTGGACTTACTGCGCCCTTGACTGTGCGGTAACGCTAGAGATTTGGCAGAAGATCAAAAAAGAATTAGACGATACCACTTCCAAAACATATCAGTTTGAAATAGATAGCCTCAAGCCTGCGATGGCTATGATGCAGAAGGGTTTGCGCGTAGACCTAGAGAAAGTTAAGAACATGCGTGCCCCCTTGAAAAAAGTGCGCTTGAAATTAGAGCGAATGTTAAATCTATTTGCCCAAGCGGCAACAGGTAAAGATTTAAACCACGCTTCACCAAAACAATTACAGGATTTATTTTATGTACACTTAGGTATACCTAAGATCATGTCCTATAAAAAGGGGAAGTCAAAAGTTTCAACAGATCGTGAGGCGCTAGAGAAACTGCGCGAAAATTATCCACGAGCAAAAGTATTTGCCAATGCAATTCTTGCCTTACGTGATATCGACAAACAACTTGGTGTGCTAGAAACTACAAGAGATAAAGACAATCGCATTCGTTGTTCTTATAATGTGGCAGGCACAGAGACAGGGCGTTGGTCATCTTCAGAAGCCCCTTGGGGTACAGGAACTAATCTTCAAAACATAACCAAAGACTTGCGCGAAATTTTTATTCCAGATGATGGAATGACTATGTTCTATGCTGACTTAGAGCAGGCGGAATCTCGTGTGGTTGCTTATCTTACAGGCGACGAAGGATATATCAATGCTTGTGAGAGTGGTGACTTGCATACCACAGTGGTTAAGATGGTCTGGAAAAATATGGGGTGGAGTGGTGACCCTGCCCAAGAAAGAAAGCTAGCTGAGAATCCCTATTACTTACAGTTTAGTTTTAGAGATATGTGCAAACGCGCAGGTCATGGTACTAACTATGGTTTGTCAGCTACATCTTTGGCTAGACATTTAAAGATTAAAGTAGCGCATGCTACACGATTCCAATTACTTTATTATGGTGGCGTGGTCAGTCTTGATTCTGTGAATCGCTGGCATCAGCAAGATCCTAAAGCTGGTTTTGATGAGCTTCTAGCATATGGTAAGGTATATGGTGAAAAGGCTAAATACGTTGAAGTGCCTGGCGCATTCCCTGGAATACGCAAGTGGCATGACAACATAGCAAATGAGTTGTTAAATACTGGGACACTAACTACTCCTATCGGCAGACGCAGACAGTTCTGGGGTAGACTAGATGATGCCACAACATTACGTGGTGCTATTGCTTATGTACCTCAATCTACGATTGGTGATTTATTGAACATGGGATTATATCGAGTGTGGAATGAGTTGCGTGATGATGGTGTTCAAGTATTAGGACAAGTACACGACGCGATTTTAGGACAGGTTCCTACTGAAAAGATAGATGAGCTGATGCCTAAGATCGTTGAGTGTATGACAAATCCTATTCAAGTAGGCGAGAGAACATTGGTGATACCTTCTTCTGTTGAAGTGGGTAACACTTGGAAGAACATGAAAACATGGGAGAGGGGGCACGATGGCGCGAATATATAAAGACTATATAGACGCATGCGTAAAGGCTACAGAAAAAAGTCCGATACCTAAGTTGTTTAGAACTTGGGCGGCGCTGTCATCTGTGTCTGGTGCATTGGGCAGAAGAGTGTGGATGCCTATGGCGAACTACGATATACGTGCGAATATATTTGTTGTGTTAGTAGCGGGACCTGGGAGAAACAAATCTGTTAGTTTGATTCTACCATTTAGTAAAGTATTTCGTAAACTAACAACGCCCGTAGGTACAAAACCAGACCACGAGAATTTTAATTCTGGATTGATTGAGTACGGTTTGAAAGAGTTTCCTCTCTATCTTATTCAAGATAGAATTACTCCAGAAAAATTAGCAGTGGATATGTCTAAAGCATCAAGACTCGACATGCGACTATCTACAATGGGTGAAGAATTTTTTGATGGGTCATTAACATTAGTAACTTCAGAACTTGGTACATTCCTATCAAGACATGAGCGTTACTTACAAATGTTCTTGACCGATATGTGGGATAGTAAAGAAGAATACTCACATAAAACCAAGACTGCAGGTGAGCACATTATTAAAGGTCCTTGTTTAAATTGGATCGCATGTGCTACACCCGAGCAGTTTGTTGATAACTTACCAGAAGATGCCAGGTCACAAGGTCTATTATCTAGAATCATTCCTGTCTTTTATGATGGTGAAAAGATTCCTCAGTCTTTATTACAAGACAAAGTTTCAGATGCAACCATTGTTAATCTGAGACATGACTTGTCTGAGATTGCAAAGATGTATGGACCTATGAGATTTGATGACCGCGCATTTGATAAGATCAACGAAGATATTGAAACAGGACTTGAACCAATACCGACTGATGCAAACTTAGCTGAGTATACACAACGTAGAGTATCACACTTTATTAAAGTATCTTT